TTATATTTTTCCATCCACATATATGCGGGCGGAGGCAGGATGGCTGCCCACATAGAGTTTGGCAGCGCGGACCCAGGCACCATCCTGCCCTACATATACATTAGAGCGTACTACCGGCATAGGGGATGTGGTATACCAGGCGGAGACATTGCCAAGGCTGTTATAGCAGCAGACTCTGTATACTACAGATTGAATGTTTACCGGTAACTGATCCCTAAACTCCGTGGACTCACCGCTGTACAGTGTAACAAATGTATCGGGAGTGGCATCTGCTGTTCCCACAGCTCTCTCCAGGGTATAGGAAGCAATGGGATACAGAGGGTCAATTACCTCTTCCCAGCGGACATTTACTTTTCCCCCATCTGTAAGAATGCCGGTGATGAGCCAGTTTGGAGTTTCCGGTGTGGTAGCTTTGCGCGTTACCGTGCATATACCGGTGCTTTTGCGGTTGAGTGTCCGAAAATCCGATATAGTTACACCATCCCAACCGGATGCAAATGTCCGATATTCCGCCGTGATGTAATACTGATATCCCAGCGTGGTTTTGGGACGGTAACTCCACTCGGTTTTCAGTGTATCGGTAAACTGTGCGGCCTCTATCCAATCATTGGTCTCACTGGTTCTATAGTATACAGTCATGGCTGTAACACCGCCCACTCGATCGTCTCCCGGCAAGAGTGTCCATGTGATAGGGTTATCGTAGGATCCCAAAAATGCGGGATCTTCCAACAGCAGAACAGGGGGGGTGTCGTATCGGTAAATGGTAATACGGATGTTGGAAATAGGTGAGGCTCCGGATGTCAAAGACATAGCAGAGTCCTTTTTAATGGTAACCGATGATTGGGACATAGATGCGGGGAAAACACAGCCCGTATGAGAAAACCCGTCCAGTGTGGTGATATCATAGTCCTGGCCTGCATCCACACAAAGCTTGCTGCCGATGGAACCGCTTGATGTTGTTGCATAATCAACCAGTAGGATATGTTCTCCCGTTGTCTCATTTTTGTATAGACAGTACTCAAATTTTTTTCCATCTACCGCATAAGCGGTATCTCCACTGTAGGCCAGACATGTCAGGGTTTCGGAAGCATAACGCAGCATGGATTATGCCTCCTCCAAAAGAATAAAGATTTCCCCCTCCGCCACTGTTTCCGGCAGTGCGGTACCATAGCGTATATTGCGTACCACAGGAATGCCGGATGTATCGGGAGAGGCAATCAGATTGCCGGTCATGCGGCCGCCGCTTTTAAGCATCAATCCATCCGGACCCACTCCTCCCACGGTACCGCTGTCCAGTGCATATGCCACAGTCTGTAGGGCATCCAGCGGAGAAATGACAGGACCGCATACTTCCGGATCCACACGACAGTCGGTAATCATATCCGCCGTGATGGATTCGGCGTCGGCGGGTACCTGTACCCTCGCCAGAAGAAGATCCCACAGCCTGTCCGTACGGCGCAGATCTGCCACATCTTCTCTGCAGTCCAGGGAAAACTGTCCGTCTTCTCTGTGCAGACAGAGCGTTACCAGATAGGAGTGTCCGGCTTCCACAGGCAATACGGCAGGTTCTTTGATCCAAGCCATTCTTCCCTGTATCCAGCCGCAGCCGGGAGATACCTGCAGCAGCATCCCCTCACCGGCTTCCACAGCCAGTGTCCCACTGTCCGGTCTGATGATGCCATCACTAAAGAAACAGCGAAGCATCTGAGCAAAAAATGCGGAATCCACAGCTTTGTCCCCTCTGGGAAAGCCGTCTACCACCTCAACAACTTTGGTGGAGTCAAACATTCCGCCTAAAACAGAAATTGTTGTTTCCATTCGTATTTTCCTTTCCGAAATTCATTTTTGTCAAGAGGATGAATATTCTCATTGCAGAGAAGCCATAGTGCTGACACGTACAATTTCGTCTCCGAAAAAGGGGTAGAGCTTCTGTATACCGCCTTCCCAAACTACATCCATGGCGGTGAGCCGAGCTGCCACCTGCAGGGATAATGCTTCATCCTGGATTTCACATACATCCCCCAGACGATAATCTTTTCCGTATACAGGCGAGGCATCCCATTGTACGCTGCACGAAAATCGACGCCGTTCTCCCCGCATAGCCAGATAGTATTTTCCATACTCCCGGAGGGCATCTTCGTATGCTTCCGGAGAATCGTAAGTTGTGGGAGAGATATCAGCAGCTTTTTTATAGGTTTCCCGTGCCGGTCCTCCATTGGAAATATCCACAAGGACCACGGTTCCGTCACTGCCTTCCACGTAAACCCGATTCACCATTTCCTGCCGATAGCATTCCATTTCCAGACTGGCAATGTTCCCATAGGCTTCATTAAAAATGGCAGGACTTGTACCGTCGGCATTGTCTATACTTCTGTCAGTACCCACAATCAGGGAAAATACCGGCTGTCCAAGGGAGTTTAGTTCTATCGTGTAAGAGGCCCCGTAGTTTGCCAGGAGCTTATGAATCCACTTGCCCAGATTTTCACCTGCCGCCATGAATATGGTGTTTTCACTGCCAATGGAAGGCATCAGCGGATCTGTTTCCAGCGGGATATCCGCTGCCCAATCTCCTATAGCGGCAAGGATTACCTGATCGACAGTACCGGTGTATTGGCGTTTTTGGACGGCCACTCTGTCATATAAAAGACATTCCAGCAGTTTGCCGCCCACTTCCAGCTTGCCGGTTTTGCATATGGTGGTTTCGATTCGGCCGCAATGGGTGCTGTCACACAGATACACAGCGGAGGACGCCAGCGTCAGCAGTTGTATACCTTCTGTGTCGGCCAGAGAAAGAGGAAAATGCACAGAAAAATTGCCGCATTCTCCATAACGCAGAGACCAGACGGCCGAGACAGCCTGATCTACCGGTGCACAGATGGTCTGAAAATTTTTGTCTAGAAAATATAGTTCCACAGTGCACCTCAAATTCCATAATACAGAGGGGTATATGTTAGGGATGCTGATAAATTTTCCACACCGCTGTCTGCCGTGATCCGGATAATGTTGTCCCCCACGTCCAATAAGAAAAAGTCGCTTTCTCTGTGAAATATAAATCGCCTTTCCCCGTTTACCCATACATTTTTCTGTCTGGGCCTGGTATCCACCGAAGCACTTTCCCCTTCTTTCAAGGTCAGCATCAATCGGATATACCGATTTCCGCTGACAATGCAGGGATTGACAATATCGCCGCCCACAGCGGTAATGACAGCGATAAAGCCGCACGGACCATCCCCTGTATTGTTGATGGTTGCTGTATCTGTGTTACGGTAATATCCGGCAGCAGTACCGGCCCCCACCATGAAATTCATAGGAAATGTCAGCATGGGGAGTGATTGCCAGAAGATGATTTTTTCTTCTTTGGCTGCCCGATACAGCGGAGAGGGTGCTACAAAAGGTAGAAATACTTCCACGGGAGAAAACAGTGTAGACTGATGAAAAACAGGTTTTCCGCAAGGGATCACGTCGATTTTTCTGGTAACGCCGCCTAGAGTCACCTGCATTTCCAGAGTAGCAAGAGGACTGAGCATAGCGCAAATTTTACGCCGCAAGGCATGCACATCGGCGGATGCAGAGGGAATGAGTTCCGCTGTAATAGACAAATATCTTTCTCCAAACTGCCTCTTTACTGGGTAGGCGCCGGTCCCGTCCGCATAGGATTCTGTATCCACAATCAGCTGCGTGGGACCAAAGCCGGTCATTCCATCTTCCAGCAGCCGCAGCATGGCCTTTTCCCCTGTGCCGATTTGTATTTGTTTTCCGGAAGATGGGTCCAGCAGCAGAATTTCATAAAGGTTCACTTGTTCCATTCTGTCCCCCATCAAATCCGATATATGGCTTCGCTTTGCTGCCGCAGTTGCCTGGCCCTTTCATATGGTGTGCTTTTTTTAGCGCCGGAGATTTTTGTTTCTTCTGTGCCTGTATTCTGGGTTTCATAGGAACGGTTGTGTTCTCCCGTGTATGGATTGTAACTTCCGGAAACAGCTGCGGGCTGGCGAGCAAATTGTCTTTCCAGCATTTGCAGTTGTCCAGCGTCTGTCACCATGCCCATCACTATAGCGCCGGCTTGTGCCAGTGTGAAGGAACCTGCCAGATCTTCCACGGAGGAGAGGGCAGATTCCAGTTCCCCCATTTGTTCCATGAGGGAGACTGTAAAGTTTTTGTTCACCAATGAACCTCCTTGTTGTTTTTCAGCGAAACGGCTGCCTTTGCCCGTCTGATTTGTCTGCGCAGATGGTCATCCTCTATTCCATCCACATCCAGCAGCCTGAATCGTATTGTCTGCATCAAAGCAGTATCCGGCGGCAGTCCCCGGAGCAGAATCAAAAATTGCCACCAGTGAAGTCTTTCTTCATGCAGATCTATGCTATATGCTTGGCGGAAAGATGCCACCAGCAGCTCTCCGTCCTGCAGGAAATCGAGTATAGGTGGGGCATGTGAGACGTCCTCGTTCCCGGAAGCATTTTTTTCCATTGTGAAAAAGGAAAACAGCGCTGACATTAGAGAACCAAAGTCCACCTCACTTGGGATATTGCCGCAGTATAACCCGGCCATAACACGCCGTTTCTGGGCTTCCTGCAGCGTGTCATCACCTAACAAAGCAAAAATCAGAATACCCACACGGAAATCGGTGTCAATGGGAATGCTGCGTCCATCCACCAGTACAGTATCCGGAAGCTTCCCGTAATACCGGCGAAAAAGTGCTTCTGCTCTGTCTGTATGTATACTCATACGTCTGCATTCTCTCCTTCCAGTAGTGCCGCCCATTTGCGAGATTGGTTGTCGGCTTGTGTCAGCATCCGATCCAGTTCTGTGGTTTGTTCCTGCAGAAATGAGAGAAAATCCAGAAAAGCTTTGGTGTATGCGCCGGCACTTTTTTCTCTGCCGCAAATCCGGATGCCGCTTCCGTCTCCAAAAATTTCATCAAAAAATTCTTCCAGAATTCCACATTGACAAGCCATAATTTCTCCGTTTTTCCCGGAGACAGTACTATATTTGCTTTTGTTCCAGCGAAGGCCCCGGAGTGCCTGTTTCAGCCTAAACATGCAGCCTGCCTCCGTGATATCAAAATAGCGGATGTCCCCATTATAAATCCAAGTGGTTTGCAAAAAAAATTCCTCCTGTGTAATGATCTGTACGGCGGCACGCTGATCTCCTGTGTTACTGCATGAAAGTACAGGTAGATAAAACAAAAGTACCTTGCAGAGGGGAGGTAACCGCCTTTAATGTACCGGTGTATAAAAGTGTGTCTGTTCCCTCCCCACATGTATCCGGCACCACAGTATAAGTACGGCATGAAGCCGGATATACACCTTGAATATCTGTGTTTTCAAATAGATCTACTGTGCAAATGTCCACCCAAGCATCTCTGCCTACTTTTTCCGTGTCTGTAATACGGCGAAGGAGAGAGATAACCGGGTCATTTGTGCACACTTCAAAGGCATAGTCCACTGCCGGAGCAAACCCGGTAACATCTGTGCGGCGAATGGACTCATGTATGTAGCGCCTGCCATAGCTGATAGGATGCTTGACTTCCCTGAATTCGGTAAACCCCTCACCGATAGGAGCCCATACAGGAGCATTTGCAGTACCGATGTTCAGATAATGCCGTCGCTGTGCTCTATGAATTGTCAAAGTTTTTTCCTTTCTATGATGTTATGCCCCATGTTGGCAGTACTCCATTGTATAAAACGCATGGTATTCTTCTGTGCCATCCTTTCCCGTGGAATCTTTGGTTGGCAGTGCTGTCAGACGGCATCGGATATACTCCCGCATGGAATCAGGGGCAGGCACAAAGGCCTCCAGATAAACAGTAAGATTATCGAAAAAATCCAGCACAGCAAGCCTGTCCGCCGACGTTACACCTGCTATGCGAATGCCCACCCGAAAGGGGAACTGTCCAACGTATCCGCCATCTACATATTGCCGTAGCTTAACAGCACCGGATGCAGCAGATACAACCGCACAAGGAAGGCCTCGTCCCGCAGAGGAGGCAGAAAGTACCCCATCCGGACTTTCCGGCCAAAAATCACACATCCGCTGCTGCCAGTTGTTCAGATGGTTACAGATCTTGGAAAGAAGATATCCTTCTCCCAAAGATGAATTCTCCATATATCCTCCTTACCCTGCTACGATCCGCAGCCCGCAGTTTCCTCTGCTGCCGCGGATAAGAGGTACTACCGTGTGAATGCCATAACTTTCCGCTTTGTGGAGAGATGTGTGTTCACCCACCATAATTCGATCTCCCGGAGCAATACCTGCCGCCTGAGGATCGCATCTCTGTCCGTCGGGATCCAGCAGGATCACATTGCCCGTGAGCCAAAGGGTCAGTTTCCGGGCAGATCTGTGAGAGGAATCTGTTTGTTCTACAGCTTCAGCCGCCGCCCCATAGCAAACAAAAGGAACAAATTTCGCCTCAAAAGATGTATTTGCCACTCCTGTTCGGTGGAATATGGTAAATATTGTGTTTTCCATAGATCTCCTCCTTAGTACTATCATTATAACCAGCTTTCCAGAAGTCCTGCGGCGCGAAGATAGCCAACAGCACCGGGGGCAACAGGCATACCACCGATCCGGATAAGACCGGGTGCATACTGAGCCCGCCAGTCCCCGTTTTTTTCCGAAGCAAAAGGTTTATCCAGACCGCTGTCGATCTGGGCGCAGATAGCCATAGCCACAGCTTTTGTCTCCACTGCTGTCAGATCTTTAGGCTGCCGGGGATATAGGAGGGCAAGGATAGTATCCTGTGCCCCCCTTTTCTGCGCTGTAAATACTGTCTCCGGCAAAGTGCCGCCGTAGGTTTCCCGATATGTAAGAAAATCTACCACAGCCGCACCTCTTTAGCCCATGTAACGAACAGCCAGTTCCGGATAGATGGTTTTGAATCCGTAGAGTACATCCATAGACAGCATTTCGCGCTTGTAACGCATGTCGTAACCGCGTACCACACGGAGAGAAATGCCATTGTATGTAGTCACATAGGATTCCACACCGGCAGGAGCAGAAAGCGGACGGGTTACAAAGGCAAATGCATTGGGATGGAATACCAGGTTGGCTTCATGGGCACCCGCCACGACCACTTCGCTGCCAATTTCTGCGGTGACAGCGGGAGATACGGAAACTGTAATGGTGTTTCCAGAAGCTGCAGCGTCAGCCAGCACGGTATATTGCTTACCGCCCATAGTGAGGATGTCTCCCTTAACCAGAGTTTTTCCATCTATGGCAGAACCGGTAAGTGTAACTTCCGTACCGTTTGCTGCTTCCAGTGTCATAGAAACACCGGTGAGTGTACCGGGCGTGTGCTGACAAATGGCCTGACTCATATAATGTTCCACGCCGAACACGCTGCCGATGGCACCGGTACGCAGTGCTGTGGTGTCGCCGCATTTTTCTGCATTAACCACGGCAGGAATCTGCTTCAGCTGTGCGGCTGCATAGGGACTCCAAACGGCATGACGGCAGCCGGTAGGTACCTTTGCCATATCCAGTGCATAGGATGCGGAGGCCAGGTCGTCCAGTCCAGCAGGCGCCTGACCGGGTGTACCGGCAGTCTGGTAGATGTCCTTGTAGAGACGGAGCCCATCTTTGTTGATTTTTTCTGCCAAAGCCGCAGCGGCAGGTTCCACGAACAATTTGCGGATAGCCGTTTCATCGTAGGTATCCCAGGCACCGATGGAAGCATCCACAGTAGCCAGCGTGTCCAGTGTTACCTCTACCTTGTCGTCCGGCATGGGGCGTGCATCCACACCGGATTCGTTGTCAAAAGCATCCGCTTCCATCTTTACGGGGCGTCGTACCAGAATGGTGTCCCCTTGTCTTGCGGCAGAGGCATCCACAGTGTCTCTGTAAATCAGGTTGGGGAATACCAGATTGTCCACCAAAAGGGGCATAGTTTCTCTTGCGATCTGTTTTACTGTAATCATAATAATCCTTTCGTTTGATTCCAAGTGTTCCCGAAAACGGGAAAGCTTTGATTTTTATATTTTGCAGACAGTACGATAGTACTCTGCATCGGACATAGACTCAGGATCTCGGCTTACGGATCCATGAACGGCACCGGTAGAACTTTCTCCAACCACCAGTTTTCCGGAAAAGGCGTGGGCAGGCATCTCTGTCCCGAACAGGTAAGGATCGCTTCTGATCAGTCTCTCCACCGCTTCCTCTACACCGAAAATTCCATCCTGTGTCACCTGTACTTTGGACAGATCCACTGTTTTGGCCGCCAGATCGGGGTTTTTTGCTCCTTTTCTGGCCAGGATGTACCGCACCTCTCCCTCCAGACGTACTTGAGACAGAGCCTCTCGATGGGCATTTTCCAGAGCTGTCAGTCTATCCTCCGCTAGAGCCACCTCCGTACTGTTTTCCGATACTGCCGATGATTCGGCAGCCGGAGTCAGTTTTTGTTCTGTTTCCATAAATTTCTCCTTAATGATAGATTATACCGTGTCATACCATCGTCTGCGAAAATCTTCCGGGGGCATGAGACCTGCTTCCACTTCCCTAAGATCCCGACTTCTTTCTGTTTCCGCATCCATAAAGTAACTGTCATCATAGAGGATTTTCACCTCATGGCAGTTGACAGGCAGGGACAGAAGGTGAGATGCCACCCAAAGCAGAGGTTTGGTTACCGCTTCCAGATAGGCGGTGACGTTTTGCTGATGCTTTGCCAGACTTTGGCGCATATCCTGTTTTTCTCCCATGTACTGGGTAGCAGTCAGCTGTGCTCTGCCCTGTACGCCGGTAAACATGTAATGTCTTGTTCCAAGTCCGCATCGGAAGGAAAGATAGTCCAGCTGTGCCTGTACGGCTTCTCTGTTTTCTTCTGTACGGAGGGAAGGATTATGTTCTTCAATGAGAGGCTGATCAGCCAGATCAGAATCTCCGACCAGCATAAACAACTGTTGGGCAACATCATCCGGTGTGTACAAATTTCCGCTTTCATCCCGTCGGAGCAGGGATTGGTTCACAAATACTTTTTTCCCTCCCAATCGCAGATCCCGGCAGAAATTGTTAAATGCCAGATCAATTCCCCGCAGGCAATCCAGTGCATCTGCATATACAGATTGTCCCAGTCCCCCCGCATCCGGTGCAGTATTCTGAATGTTCGGGCGCAAAATCGCAAAGAAGGGATATGGACATCCTGTACGGATTTCTGAGGGAGGCATATCCGGCAAATGTTCTTCTAGCAGTCTTCCTTTGTCCAGTCGGAAGTAATGGTTGCGGATTACATAGCCGTCTTTTTCCCGTATATGAATTTCCATATACTGATATGTTTTCCCACGCAGAACCATATCGGATAGAAACGCAGCTTCCGTAATTTCTCCCCCCTCTACAGAAATAGGGATAATCTGAGACGCGTCCACGAAATCAAACCAAAACCGAACAGGGTCGCCATGGACTGTATATCCGTGAACCAGTGCAGGCAGGGAAGAAAAATCTCTATCTTCCTGCAATGCGGAAGGTGCTTCTTTCCATAAGGCAGGAGAAATACCGTTTACCCGCAGTAAGCAGGCCCCCGTTCCCAAAGCAAATGATTTTTCCACCAGATAGTTGCTTCTGCGCCAGAATCCATTTTCGGTCAGCACCCGATGCAGCCATTTCTGGACTTCGGGTTGAACCTGCAGCATTGTTTTATCATTCAAAAGCAGCGCTGCCCAGTCTTCGCAGATTTTTTTGGCCATGTGCAGTCCGTACATTCGTCGGTGTACCGGACTGCCGTAAGCCGCATTTTCCATATACTCATGAAAGCCATCCACTTCTCCCCGCCACCAATCGGCCCAGTGCTGGATCTTTCGATAGTTTTCCATGCCTGCCGCACAACCGTAATGTTCCTGCAGCCAGGCATGCAATTCTTCATGCATAGTTACTCCTTTTCGTTCCAAAACGTACAAATCATCTCTGCCGCTATACCTTTCCCATATACCGTTCCACCGCATATTCCATTGCGTCTAAAATGTCGATGTCTGAGGTGAAATTATCCAGCCGCTTGTCACAGTCAGCCTCCCATAGTGCCTCTGAAAGCCCTTTCTCCAACAGAGGACAATAGGAGGTGATGTGAAATTTACCGCTGTTCATCAATGACAGAATAAACGTGATCCGATCTAAGATAGGCCGTTTGGCACAGTCCAGGATCTGAATACCGGGTACTTGTGTACGGCGCAGACCACTTATCAGATATTGGGCTTCGCTATCACAAAAGGCGTATTTCACAGGGACATGTGGACAGAGATTTTGCACCTTTTGCAGAAATCCGGCGAATTCTCTGTAAATCCTGTTCGGATCGATTTCACCCTTTCCGCCGGCAACGGCGTGCTCTGCCAGGGCGATTACACCGCCGCACATAGGAAATCCCATAGCCACAAATGTGGTTTTGGAATGATTGCCGCCAAAGTCCACACCGATGTTGATGTGACGGAGACGGGGAATCTCATCCATACGAAAGGAAGCAGGATTATCTGCAAATATCCGATAGATAAGTCCTTCAGCGGCACAGCGCTGCCCCAAAATATCTCGGCGATACCACACAGAGGATGGGTCATATTGGGCCAGGATTTCTTTGAGACGTTCCTCGGGAATGGTGGGATTATCCCGTATGGTGAAATGACCGTAGTTATACAGATTCTTTTGTGCAGAGGCTGCATATTTGTCCAGATATTCCCGATATATGGGAGCACCGGGATATGTAGGGTTCAAATCCCAGAAAATCTTGCGCCAACGGGCAGCCAGCTGTCGATTGAATGCCTCTTTAATGAAAGAGTCGTGATGGAGATTGATTTCTGTGGCGATCCACATTCCGTAGGAATTGCCTCGGATTCTCTTATATGAATCGGCATTCCGTCCTCCGGCAAAAATAATAATTTTTTCTCCTCGTCTCGTGTTCACAAACAGACATTCATTGTCTCTGTACCGCCCCCACCTGCACCTGCCATGAAAAATACGTTCCAGACCAAGACCATTGCAGTCACCGATGTTCAGTTTTGCGTTGCCAATGGTGGAACCGGTAGCCAAGTGAAACCGATCCGGTGTATTCTCCAGACAAGCGGCAAATACAAAAACATTGTCCACGGTTTTTCCGGCGCGGACAGCACCCTCAGCGACGTTGATGGTACAGAGAGAGGCACGGCGCATGTATTGTCGGTGTTTTTCCCCGAAAATCCAAATGGTGTTGTCAGTGGTCAAGGGGCGTTCTTTCAT